GCTGGCAGATGAACAAAGCCAAGTCAGATTAGCCTCAGCGTTGGAAAACGCTACAGGAGCAACAAAGGCTCAAATTGCTGCTACTGAGGATTCAATTGACAAGATGGCACGCGCTACAGGCGTGGCAGATGATTCTTTACGTCCTGCGCTTGCTCGCTTGGCTTTAAGCACAAATTCAACTAGTAAGGCTCAGGAGTTATTGGCTCTTGCTCTTGATATCTCAACTCAGACAGGCAAGCCTCTTGAGGGTGTAGCAAATGCCTTGGGTAAGGCTTACGACGGCAATACCGCAGCTCTTGGCAAATTAGGCGTTGGACTTTCAAGCGCTGAATTAAAGGCAATGTCATTTACTGATGTGCAAACAAAGTTATCTGATCTATTTGGTGGCGCAGCTGCTAAAAACGCTGAGACCTTTCAGGGACGCGTAGATCGTCTCAAGATTGCATTTGACGAAGGCGTTGAAGCAATCGGTTATCAGTTGCTCCCAATTATTGAAAAACTTATCGCAATCATTGTAGATAAGGTCGTTCCGAACTTTCAGAAATTTATCAAACTATTTGATCCGTTAAAAGAAGCGATCGACCGTAACAAAGAATCATTTCAGGCACTTGGTAACTTTATTGTGGATTATATAGTTCCAGTATTTACCGTTGCCCTTGCTGGCGCAATTTCATTTGTGGCTAAGGTAGCCGGTGGAGTTGTGGATATTGTTGGCGGAATTATTAACGTGATTCGTACCCTGGTATCTGGCGCAATCGATGGCATTAACGCCATGATTAAGGCTTACAACTCAGTACCTTTGCTCCCAAATATCCCAACCATTTCAAAGCCTTCATTTACAAGTCCTACAGTTTCAGCGCCTAAGGTATCAACCCCGACTTATACCGCCCCAACTATTTCGGCGACGGGTACAACATCTGGCACAAGCACTTCAAGCGCTGCAGCAGCTTCAACGGTTGCAGCAACAGCAGCTGCCTCAACCGTAACTGGATCATTTAACGTTGGATCTTTCCGTATGGCAGAAGCGCGCGATAGTGGCGATACTTATAACATCAACGTATCGGGAGCCTTGGATAAGGAAGGCGTTGCCCGTCAAATTGTGGATATCATTCAATCCTCTAATTTGCGCGGCACTAACGGATCAACCAGTTTGTTGGCAATATGAGTAATTGGACTCCCGTTTGGAAAGTCCTTATTAATGGGACTGGCGAAAACTATGCAAATACCACAATTGCTAATCTCACCATTACCAGCGGTCGAACAACTATTGAGCAACAGGCTCAAGCAGGTTATTGCAATATCCAACTGGTCAATTTAAACAATCAGGCATTTGACTTTAAAGTAACAGATTCGCTAACGATAGAATTGCAAAATTCGTCCGGTACTTATGTACCCATTTTTGGTGGTTTTATCACAGATTTTAGTATTGAGGTTATTCAGGCTGGATCAACCGGATTTACTACAGCTGCCAACGTCACGGCTGTCGGTGCATTATCAAGATTATCCAAATCTACTTGGACGGATACTTTGTCCCAAGATGAGGACGGCGATCAGATTTATGCACTTATTGTTGATTTACTTGTAAGCAGTTGGAACGAAGTCGCACCGGCTTTGATTTGGTCTGCTTATAATCCGATAACTACTTGGGCAAATGCTGAGAATGTAGGACTTGGCGAAATTGATCGTCCAGGTAGTTACACTTGTCAATCCCGTCCATCATCTCAGCCAGTTATCGATCGCTATACCCTGGCAGCGCTTATTGCTCAATCTGCTTTAGGTCAACTTTACGAGGATGGATCTGGTCGAATTTCATATGCCTCAAGTACGCATCGCCAGGATTACCTTGCTGCAAATGGTTACACCGAGTTAGATGCCAATAACGCTTACGCTGCTGGATTGAGATCCATCACCCAATCTGGTGATCTGAGAAATGACATTACTTTAAATTATGGGTCTGGTTATGGATCGCAAAAAACTGCTATTGACAATACTTCAATTGCAACTTTTGGCAGATACGCAGAATCCATTAATACCGTAATTCACGGGGCAGCAGATGCTCAATCCGTAGCCGATCGACGCCTAGCACTCAAGGCTTATCCCCGAGCCAAATTCGATTCCATTACGTTTCCATTAGGTAACAATGAAATTGATGATTCTGATCGAAATGCTTTAATTGGCATATTTATGGGTCAACCAATCAAAATTGTCAATCTGCCATTAAACATAAATGATGGCACATTTGAAGGTTACGTTGAGGGCTTTACTTTTAGAGCCGGCTACAACCGGGTCGACCTGACCATCAATGCGACCCCAATCGAATTTTCTCAAGTGGCAATCCGCTGGGATCAGGTTTCAGGCTCCGAGGCTTGGAATACTTTATCGGCTATACTTACATGGAACAATGCGATAGGAGCAGTAGCGTAATGGCAACCACAACTAACTTCGGGTGGGAAACACCTGACGATACCGACCTCGTTAAGGACGGCGCAGCTGCTATCCGCACCGCTTTAGGTGGCGTTGATACATCTTTCGTTGATCTTAAAGGTGGCACAACTGGTCAAGTGCTATCTAAAGCATCTAACACAGATTTGGATTTCTCTTGGGTTGCACAAGATGATTCAAGTCTTGCCATCAATGCTCAGACTGGCGCTTCCTATACAGCAGTCCTTGGCGATGGAGTCAATACTCTCGTTACGATGGACAACGCATCAGCAAATACCTTTTACATTCCAACAGATGCAAGCGTTGCATTTGACGTAGGAACAGTATTAAACATTTACATGAAAGGCGCAGGAGTTACCACAATTACTGCGACAACACCAGGAACAACAACAGTTGTTTCCGCAGGTGCAACTTCAGGATCACCAGTTTTGGCACGTTACAAGGTTGCCAGCGCAATCAAACTAGCTGCTAATTCTTGGGTTGTAATAGGCGGAATTGCTTAATGCGTAATCCTATTCTAGGAATCCCATCAAGTGCCGCTGCTCCCGTTTTGACTTATGCACAAACAGTTTTGGCGGATAATCCTTTAGGTTTTTGGTTATTTGACGAAACTAGCGGAACAACGGCAACCGATCAAGGTTCAGGTAATTTAAGCCTTACATACACCAATAGCCCGACACTTAATCAATCGACTGGCTTGACTGGCATCACCAAAGCCGTCAGTTTTGATGGCACAAATGATTACGCAGTTAGAGCCGAAACTGCAACTTACAATTTTGCTGGAAGCAGCTCATGGTCATTAGAGTTTTGGATGAAACCTAACAATACAGTAAGCAATGCACCATGGACAATAAGAGCGACATCTTCACAAGGTACGGCTAGTGTTCTTTTGAGTTATTACATGGACATTGCAGATGGTAAAATTAGCGCTTATGTTCCAGACAGTAGTGGAAATAGTTATGTTGTTCTTACAAGCACTAATTCGATAAATAATAATGCTTGGCATCAAATTGTCATCACAGCGGTCAGCGGTGGGGTAATGACACTTTACATCGATGGAGTAAGCAACGCATCATCAAGCACAGCCCGGAACGCAGTCGGTAACTCCAGAGCTTTAATTGTTGCAGCCAATAACGCTGGGTCGTTTATTCAATTTAGCAAAGGTTTATTTGCTGCCAATTCTCTTTACACAAGCGCATTGAGCCAATCCAGAGTGACAGAACATTACAATAAGGGGATTTAATTATGGCTATTTTATTTGAGTCTAATACTGACGAACCGACAGAGTTCGAGTTCAATGGCGAAGTCATTGTCAATTTTGGTGATGTTAAGATCGTAAGTAAAGCACCTTGGGAGACAGATGAAACCGAAACTCAGTAAATCAGTTGTTCAATTAAGAGAACAGGCGGACGATGCTTATCCAGATCGAAAGCGTGACTCGGACGGGACAATCGGAGACGCTAGGCATTCAGCCAGAAAGAGCGATCATAACCCTGACCCTGATTCAGGGATTGTCCGCGCTATCGATCTCGATGCTGATTTCGACAAACAAGCCTCCACAGCTGCTTATGTTGCCGACCAGATTCGAATTGCAGCCAAGTCAGATAAACGAATTGCTTATGTCATCTTTAATCACAAGATTGCAAGCGCTCGAAGCCTCTGG